AGAAAATATTGAAAGTTTAAAAAAAGCAATTAAATATTTGGAGAAAAATAAATGAATACTAAAGACCATGTTTTATTAATTGCATCCTGGTCATTGGTGGGAGTTATTGTTGCATTTTTAATTATGTTTATATATGCAATTATTGATCCTGCAGTAGATGATACAAAAGTATTTGAAATTATTGGTCCTGCTTTTCAAACTGTTATTGGTGGATTTATAGGTTTAATAACAGGTATTAAAATTGGTAATGATGATGACAAATGACCAACTGCAATTAATTGGAATTGATGAAAAATGGTTAGAACCATTAAATAATGTATTTAACAAATATTTAATAAATACAATAAATAGACAAGCAGGTTTTATTGGTCAATGTATGGTCGAATCTGCAAATTTTAAAATTGTAGAAGAAAATTTGCATTACAGTCCACAAAGATTAAATCAAGTATTTCCTTCAAGATTTCCTGATATTGAATCTGCTTTAGATTTTAATACACCTGAAAAAATTGCTAATAAGATATATGGCGGTAGAATGGGAAACCTTGAAGATGGTGATGGTTGGAAATATCATGGCAGGGGTTTAATACAATTAACTGGCAGAGATAACTACAAAGCATTTTCAGATGCTTGTGATGTAGATGCAATTAATAATCCTGATTTATTATTAGAAGCAGAATATGCGGTTTTATCTGCAGGTTGGTTTTGGAACAAAAGATCATTAAATATGACTGCCGATTCTAAAGATTGGAAAACAATGACACAAAGAATTAATGGTGGCTTATCTGCTTTTGAATTAAGAGAACAAAATATTTTAAAAGTTATACAAATATTAAGTAATTCTTAATTTAAATTCCATATTGTCCTTTTTTGGGTGCATTACTTGGATGACAACAATATTTATTGCCCATATTTTTAATTAATTCTTTAGTTTTTAAAGCGTAATTATCTCGCATTAATTTAACTATTTCATCATCCATAATACCTCTATGAAGCATTTGGACTAATAAATTTTTATCATTATTTGTCATATATTTTCCTTTAAATTAATTTTTTACTTTGATAAATTTTTAAATTTTTTATTTATACAATGAATACATTTCCAAATTTTTACTTTTTTATTGGATGTATTTACTAAAGAAACTTCATTTGATTGTTTATAAATTGTGCAAGATGCACAAAACCTTTTAAGTTCATTTTGTGGCGAGCAAGTATGAATAGAATCACCAGTAACTTGTTTTCCGCAAGCAGAACAAGCAGTCCATATATCAAGCAAAGTAATTGTGCCGTCATGGTTATTTTTAATCATTTTTCTTGTGCTTTCTTTAGTATTGTTCTTGCAAAATCAAACAAATTTACATTGCTAGTCTTTTCCCAATGTTCATCAATAACTTGCCGTATTTCTTCATCAGTTAGTTCACGAATTGGGTGGGTATATAGTGGAATAACGGCTTGGTCAGGGTATCTTTCTTTAGACCAATCACTAGGGTCAAACTCATGCACTATGCCGTTAAGCATCCACGCTACTGGTTCATTATTCATTTCTCTTGTGCCTTTTTTAACTAGTTCATTTGCAGTCATTATTCTCTCCAATTAATTTGCTTTTTCATTTTTCATATCAATTAAAAAACTTTCATAATCTCTTTGAAATTTCCATTTTTGTTCATCAGTTAAATATGTATTTATAAAAGATAATTTTTCACTTAATCTATTATTTACATCAATTAATATATTATTTTCTTGATATAATTTAGATACCATTTGATTTAATTGTTCTATTGCGGTTTCTATTAGCATATTAAAAGTTCCATTGTTTTGGCAAGTAGGGTTTCTTCGTCAATGCAATAGCGGTTTCTAAATCCATGTTTTCCAAGTTGGTGAATACTGGAATTACCTCTATGATGCTCAAAACACAAGGGGATGACTGGTCTTTGATTTCTTGGTATTCCATTTTTTTGGATGTGGTGAATTTCACATGGGGTATCAATGTATTTTGGGTAATCGGGGATTTCAAAGATGACCCTGCATAACATACATCCAAGTCGTGCAACTTTTCCATAATGTTCCTTATTATTCAAAATTTAATGTCCTATATACAACTCCATCATTCCATTTTTTATCTACTTCTTTTTCATACTTATCTATTATTTGTTCAGGATACAAAATAAAAGGTTTTTCATATTTTTCAAAACAAAAACAATAAACTAATGGTGCTTTTTTACTTGAATACCATTCTAAAAAAAGTGGTAATATTGAAATTTCTGATTGTTTAAAATTAGCAGTACCTTTTACATTTACTACATAAGTAGATTCTTCTGTATTTAAAATGTAATCAGGTGTATTTCTAAGTAAAATATTTAATCTGTAAAAATTTGGGATATTGTTTCTTTTTTCATCAAATCCAGTTCTATGAAAATCATAACCATTTTTTTTACAATACATTTCAAATAATTCTTCACCTAAATTTTTAATTTTTTGTCGATCTGAATAATTTTTATTACCATCATTCATAATTATTCCCTTCAGGAACAGAAGAATATCTATTTTCTAATCTAGCAGAACTTTCCATAGATCGCCATACTTCAATTTTTGCTTCTGCACCTATGATTAACCATCTTAATGTTTCTGCTTCAATAATGGCTTGTTTAAGGGCTTCTAAATGAGCAATATAGTCAGGATGTGCATAAGCATAAATTTCTTTAGCACCAATTGTTTCTGCCTGACATTCAGCCATTTTTAAACACTTTAAAGATTTGCGAAATTCTCGCATATAGGTCACATTACCTAAAGCAATAGCATATTTTTCTGCATTTTTTCTTATAAAATTAAGGGCTTTAATTGGTGAAATTCTTTCATCAAGCATTTTCTTCTCCTGGCGGTAATATTCTTATTTTTTGATGCAAAAAAGTCAAAATGTTTTTAGATGTTTTATCAAGATTACCTGCAACAAACATTTGTTCAATATTTTTTCTTATTAAATAATGTTTTACTTCTAGTTCTGCTCTTGGTATGTCGTGACCAAATTTAATGTCAGGTCTTAATGCAATATCTAATATATTAATTAATGATTCATATTTTTTAATTTTTGCAGTAATTTCTGATGTAAATTCATATTTCACATCAATATGAAAACTACAATAAAAAGGTGCATTAACACCTCTTGAAACTGTTCCTTTTAATGGACAACCATAAACTTGGCATCTTCCATCAGTAAAATTGTTCTCAGGTTGTTGTTTAACTTTTTCTTTAAAATAAGTTCCTACTTCTTTCATTTATGATATTTTCTTTCTATTATTTTTACAAAATTGGTTGGTTTAATGATCCATTCCAAATCTGCTTGAAATGGTTTCCCTTCTTTCCGATCTACTTTACCCATTAAAAATGGTGATTGTCGTACAAATTGAAATAATTCATTAAAGTAATCAATTCCTTCTTGTCTTGTTTTTAAATTATGTTGTTTAAGAATTTCCCTCCATCTTTGTTTTAAATAACTTTTTCTAGTATCGTTCCAAACTTCTATTTGTCTTAACTCAGGCAATATGTCGTGATACATCTTAATTATTACATCATGTGGACAATCCACAGGTGAATCATCTTTGATGTTCACATATATAGGTTTTAAATTGGTTATTGGTTCTTGGTTATTGGTTCTTGGTTTTTGGTTCTTGGTTGCATCCTGAAACGGTTCTGTTTCCATTTCTGTTTTCAGTTCTGTAATCACAGATTTTTTAGATAATTTAACCTTATTTGCATTTCTAGCGGAATCTGCTTTAGCGTGATATTTAGAAATTTCTTCATCTGCTCGCTTATTTGTCCATCCATTTTCTGTTTTCACAAAGAAATCAGACAAGAGAACAGAGATGATTTCAGGTGTGGATTTAACCCTTCGCACAATAAAATCAATATCTGTAAAAGGTTTTTCAGTTAAATAATATAAATCAATCATTCTTCTATATGCCAAATCTTCAGCATCAGTTAAATGATTAGTGTGACTGATATAGTCACCAATATGAAATGGGTAATAATTCATTTATATCCTTAGTCAAGGTAAGTCAAAAGTTAAAGAGTTGGCAGGTTGGTGACTAATCAACTTTTCGGGAATGACCCTAGCCAACATTTATTATCATACATCAGTTTTATGAAGTAAAGATTTTATTGTTACAGATGCTTTTCCTCCTTTAAAGTTTTCACCTCTTTGAACCAATAATACATCTATTTGGCTATCATCATCAAAAACAATTGCTTCGCAAAGAGCATCAAGGCAAGACTTAATAGAGTTGTCTATATCCCTTATTTTTTTGTCTTTTGGATACAAAGTAATTGTTATTTCTAATCTATCTTTGCCAAAATTAGGGCATTTAGTAAGCATTACTTCTTCTAAAACTAATCTTTTAAAATTAACTGCTTCAGGTGTTAAATACCTTCTATGACCATGAAAACCCCAATAAGAATTTACACTTGGAGGATATGGAATTGTTAAAAAATGTTGTGGCATATTTATTATTTATGTTTATAATACAAGTTGAAGTAAAGTTATTTATATCACAAAAAAGGAAAATATATGAAAACATCAGTTAGTGTAGAAAAAATTGCACCTGCTTTAGTTAAAGCACAAAAAGCAATGAATTCTGCTACAAAGAATTCTAAAAATCCCCATTTTAAAAATACTTATGCCGATTTGTCAGCAGTTATTGATGCGGTCAAAGAAGCATTAAATGATAATGGGATCGTGTTTTTACAAACACCTATTGTTTCAGATGATAATAAATTGCATTTAACTACCAGGTTATTGCATGAATCAGGAGAATGGATTGAAAATACTTGTAGTTGCCCTTTGCCTAAACAAGACCCACAGGGTTTTGGTTCAGCATTAACATATCTTCGTAGGTACAATTTATCGGCAATTTGCGGTTTGTCGCAAGAAGATGATGATGGGGAAAATGCAAAGCAGTCAGAAAAATCATTATTGCAAAATGTTGTTTCTTTAAATAAATATTTGTTAGAAATTGCTAATGCTTATGATTTGGAATTGTTAAAAACCATTTATATTGAAGCAGTAAAAGAATGTGGAACTAATACTACTTCATTAAAATCACTTGAACTAGCAAAAGACAAAAGAAAGGCAGAATTGACAAATGTTTGATACTACAAAATTAGAACAAGGTTCTATAGAATGGAAAATGGCTAAACTTGGTCATGTATCAGCAAGTAGTATTGCGGATGTCATGGCTAAAGGTAAATCAGGTGAAGCAACTACTAGAAAAAAATATAAAGTTAAATTAGTTGCTGAAAGACTGACCAATCAAATTATTGAAAGTTATAGCAATACTGCAATGGAATGGGGAGTAGAACAAGAATCATTTGCTAGACAAAAGTACGAAGCATTAAACAATGTATTAGTAGATAAAACAGGATTTTGGTTGCATCCTGAAATTCAATGGTTGGGTGTTAGTCCTGATGGTTTAGTTAATGATGATGGGTTGATTGAGATTAAATGTCCTAATACAACAACTCATATTGATTACATATTAGATGACAAAGTACCAACTGAATACTACAAACAAATTCAATGTCAGTTGTGGGTTACAGGTCGTGAATGGTGCGATTTTATAAGTTATGACCCTAGACTACCTGAATCAAGACAGTTGTTTATAAAGCGGTGTAATCGTGATGATGCAGTAATTACAGAAATGCAATTAGAAGTATTAGAATTTTTAAAAGAAGTAGATTATTTAACTAAAATCTTAACTGGGGAAATTGAATGGCAAACCTAAAATATGAAATCAAAGCAAAAAGCGGTTCATACAAAAACAAAAGTGGTGAAGAAAAACCTAATTGGGTAAAAATGGGAGTTGTATTTGAATCAGAAAAAGGTTTATCAATTAAAATTGAAAGTATTCCAGTTGGATGGGATGGATGGGCAAGTTTGTTTGTTCCTAAACCAAAAGAAACAATTCAAAATGATCCATTTGCAGATGTAACAATTGCAAGCAATAACATTTCAGCAATGGATGATGATATTCCATTTTGATCTATGGGGAGTTGTAGGGTTGGAATCCCTAAAATCTTCCTGCTATTTCACACTTAGCACCTTTGCGTGACAACTCCCCACCTAACCCATTGTATTTTAATGGGTTTATTTATTTTAAAAAATATTAAAAAAAACTTTGCACAGATGTATTATCTATGTTTATAATACATCTAAGTAGTAAATTTTATTAATAACGCAAAGGAAATAAAAATGAGTAAATGGCAAATTTGTTGTAATTGTAATGGTGAAGGATGTCATTCAAAAAAACTTGGAGTTATTGATCCATCTGATTGGGATAATGATAGTTTGGATGATTATATGAATGGCGGTTATGATTCCATTTGTGAATTATGTGATGGAACAGGAAAAGTTTTAACTGAAAATAATAAACCTATTAAATATTATTCTACTGATGATGAATTTTATCGCAATCGAGAAGGCGGTTATTAGTCTAACTGATGATGGCTTAAATAGCCGAAACCCTGAAAAGGGTCTTAGACAATAAAGGAAAATACAAAATGAATGAATATAAAACAATTTCAGGTCATGTAGTTACACAAGAACAAATGGAATTAATTCGTAGTGAAGTTTTAATTGCTACAGGTGAAATTCTTCAGGATGATGAAGTTTTGCGTATTGTTGATTTCATTAAAGGATAATATATGAAATACTTTTTTGACAATTGGACTATTCCATTATGGGTTGAATATGTATCAGCAACTATTGTAGGCATTGCAGTAGGTTTATTTATTGCATTGCAGTTCTAATATGTTTAAATATGCAATTTATGATGAAAACAATGAATTGATGCGAAAATGCAATATTTTTAAACAAGCACAATATATTTGTTATATTAGACCTGGTTGGTATATTAAAAAAATAAAATTTAGTATGCCAACTTTTGAAGATGCACCTTTTTAAATAACACAATAGGGATTTATATGTTAAAAGCAAATGGAACTGGTTCAAATGCAGTTAAAAAAATTAAAAATTTATTTTTAACAGTTACACAACCATTAACATCAAACAAAATACAAGAAAATTTGCCTGAATTAAAAATAAATCAAATATCAATGGCATTAAATTATTTGGTCAAACAAAAATATTTAACTAGAGAATTAATTAACTCAACCAATAAGTTTGGTCGTAAAAGCATTTATAATTACACTTACAACAAAGAAGAATTGCAAAGCATTGTAATTCATTCTGAAAATAGTCTTACATAATCATTTGGTGATATATGCCCATTACTCGTAAACAAGATGGTTGGTATTATGGATCAAAAGGTCCATTCCCTACAAAAGCAAAAGCATTACAAGTAGCAGGTGCAATTCATGCAGTTGGTGGTGAGGAAATCAATGAAAAAAGACAAAAAGATATTAGCGTGGCTTTGGACTATCATAATACTTATTCTGCTGATCCTAAATTTTGGGATACTTTTATATATATGTGTTGGATGCGGAAATGGACTGTGTATTGTGTAACTCATCATACAGGTCAAGATCAAAATGACAAACTGATGGATAGCTTAGGCAAGATACTAGACAAAGACCATATCATATTTACTATGGGCAAAGCAAAGCAACCATTTGTAAAAGAATTAGGTATTGATATTGATATATGGATTGACAACAATCCTGAACATATTATTAATGATCCACAATAATGCCAACAGTACCAACTGCAACTTTATGTAGTGAACTTGGATGCAAGAACAACAAATCAAGATATAGCAGTAAATGTTTAGATCATGGTGGTAAAGATACAATTCGAGGTAAGGCAAACCGTAAAGAATTTAATGCTATGTATCAAAAAAGGTTTTGGGATTCCTTAAGACGCATAAGGATATCTCAGAATCCATTATGTCAAAGGTGCATGGTCACAGGGAAGGTGGCATCAGCAACCGTAGTAGATCATGTTTTTCCCTGGGCTAAGTTAGATCAACAAGCATTTTATAAGAACCATTTTCAATGCCTGTGTAGGGACTGTCATACGACCAAGACATTGTTTGAACAAAAAGGTATCATCCTGCAGTATATTCATGGACATGAAGAAAAACTATCAATCCATGATTACCCCTATGAAATCCTGAAATCCTCTGAATAAACTTAAATTTTGGGCAAATCCCGACAAG